ATTAATTTATCTTCTAATGTTTTTAATTGATTTTTCAACCTTTTTAATCCATTTATATTACTAACATACCCATTACAATATGTTATTTCGACTATATTATCTATTATTTTTAATATGTAATTTTCTGCTCTTTTCATTTATCACTATTTAAATATTCATAAAACCATCTACTAAACATATATGGTAATATTTTATAATTAGCAAAACCATAAAGACCACAAGAAAAGAAATCATGTATTTCTATTATAAAAGTACCAGTATCATTTATTCCTACATCCAGTGTATAAGATATAGATGAATTATTATAATTTTTAATTATCCCATTTATTTTATCAACATCGGGAAATATTGTAAAATCACCTGAATAATTTTGTAATCCTACTAATTCATTTTTATATACAAAACATCTCCATTCGCTTTCAATTTCTATAATATCAGAGCACTGATAGCTACCACTTATTAGTGTTTTGTCATTACCATAAATACCATTTAAATGTGATTTTATAACATCATTTGATTTTATAAAATAATCTCCCATAACAGTATTATCTGTATTAAATATAAATCTATTAGCGAATCCAAATAATTCTTTTGGTACATTTTTTGGTTTTGGTACTTTATTATAAAAATGTTTTAAGAAATCACAAACAAACTCTACACTACCAATTGGAATATATTTTTTATGATATTTTTTAAAATTAAAATCTTTATATTCAATAGTTTTATATTTCATATCATTAGAATTATTCAACCAATTATTATATTTAATTGATTCTAATAATGTGAATGAAAAATCATGAGTGATTTTTTTATTTATTGTTTGTATTAAAAATTTCATATTTTTTCCATATTATATCACCATTATATCCCTTTTTCATCTCTAAAATACATGTTTGAACTCTACTACCTTTAAATACACTTCTTGGTAAATGGGTTATAGATTTTAATCCCCAATTTATTATATCATTAGTTCTTTTTTCTCCGTTTATTATTGTTAGATAAGGCATAAGTGCAATTATATTATCTGTCATATCCATACACTTATATAATATATCATATCCTTGTTTCATCGGTGTAAATGGTGGATTCATAACTATCCAATCAAACCTTTCATTAATAATATTATCAAAATTATCAGGTGCAATAACTTCACCATATTTTTGTAAAGATTTTACTAAATTTCCTTTGCCTGGTGTTGGTTCTAAAATTTTACCAGCATTTGTAGGTAAAAATGAAGACATATAATCACATACATCTATTGGTGTTTGAAAATTTTCACCCCAATCCATAATTTGTTGATTCTTTATCATAAGTTTGTTTATCAGTTGTATTTTGATCATATGACAAATTAAAAATATATTCAAAATTTTCTTTGTACATATAATTATCTGCTATTTCTTTTGCAATTTCTGGATATTTGATTGTATCATAATACCAATGTTTTCCTAATCCTACAATATGTGCAGTTAAATCCCAAAAACCATCATCTCCAACACCATAATAATTAGATAATCCTATTTTATCTTCATATTCATCTAATGCACTAGCTAATTCTTTTCTTTTTTGTACACAAAAGATTTTCATTCTAATAATAAAATCATCATTAAAATTATCTTTTAAAAATTCTCTAATTTGTTTATAATTGACTGTTTTAACACCCCATCCAATGGTGTTAATAATATTCCACATTTTTTCTTCAAATTCTATTCCTTTAATTTCTAATAATTTATTTAAATTGTCCATATAATACTAACTATTTATATTATTGTTTATTTCTTCAATATATTCTTGTACATAAATAATTTCACCCGATTTAAATTTAACCATTGTGCTAATTGATTCATGTTCTGGTGAATAATGTTCTTGAAAATAATCAACATTATTTAATAATATTAATGTTTTATCACCTGAGTATGAAGTTAATAAAATTGTATTTTTTAATTTTTCCATAATATAAATTTTTACAAATATAATAAAAAATTATGACATTCTACTATTAATTATAGATAAAACATCTCTTTTTGATTTCGCAAATAAATCCATGTAAATTGGTTCATCTAAAAATGTAATAACATTATCATCTTTTACACATTTTATTCTTATTTTAATTTTCCAATCATCACTATTAATATTATAAAATATCCTATTACCTTTATTATCTATTAAATATTGACATATTCTATCTATATTTACAACTGGTTTAAATGAATCAATATTATTTTTTAATAGATATTGGTGTAGTTCTCTAAGTTTTTCCATTTTTATTAAATTTTCTATATTTTTTAATCTCGATATCAAATTCATTAGAGTAATTATTCATTAAATATTCAACACTACAATCATCGATATCATAGAAATTTTTAACAAATTCAATTTCTTCATTTTTATATTTGTTATTTGTTTTAGGTTTATTTATACCAGATAACTTAAACCAATACCATTTTGGTGTGTTTATAACTCTTTTTTTAATAAAAAAATAATACCATATATCCAAAGCTGTAGATTTATCAATACCCTTTTTATTAAAAACTTGTGCATGATATGGATATTGTCTAGCAAATTTCCTATTTATTATAAAAAAGAATTTATCCTTATCATCGTCAGATAATTTATTATATTCATTTTTATTTTTAAATATAAAATCAGTTATGTGTTTTAAATCGTACATATTAAAATATATTTTAATTATTATATAATATTATATTAAGATTGTTTATTTTAAATTTAGATATTGTTTTTTTAATATATACTAAAAAATAAAATATAGAATGGATAGGAATCAATATCGATTATATAATAATAGAAAAGATATATATTTAACTAGAAAAATATACTGGGATAAATTAAACGAAAATAAAATAAACCCAGAATTAATAAAAGAATTCCCTGTTAATAAACCAGTTAAATTTAATAAACAATTAATGATCAAAGCTATTCAAAATGGTATGATTATTTTATTAAATTATAGAGGTGATAAAGATGAGTGGAGAGGTGGCAGAGAACGAGTAATATGTCCAATGGTCATAGGTAAAAATATGAATACTGGTAATATTTTAATAAGAGGTTGGCATCTAGATGGTTGGTCAGTTTCAATGAAAAAAAATACCAAGAAGGTTTGGAGATTATTTAAAGCAGTTAATATAATGACTATGACATTTGTTGGTGATTTTTTCAGATTACCACCCAAGGGTTATAAAAGAAATGATCGAGTTATGACAGAAATAACATATGCAGCAGCGGACTTCAGTGTAATTCGTAGAAATCAATTTAAATTAGTTCAACAAGGTTTGATAGAGGATGAAGAAGAAACTAAAATAAAAGATAAAGGAATTACTTCTGTTGAAATAAAAAACACTGATACGGTTTTAGATTTAACAAATGTTTGGGGTAATCCATATTTTGATAAAAGGAATCAAAATGAAATTAAAGTATCATTCTTAAAATCTGTATTTGGTAATAATTATATTGCAGTATTAGGTGCACAGGGTGGTAAAGGTAGTTTAGTTAAATTTTATGAAGGTAAAAAATTAATGGGATCATACAAAGTGATAATGTCCTTACCTGATACATCAAGTAAAATTTCTTTTATGAATCAAATTAACAAAATAAAGAAAGTAGATAATCAAACAGAATGGACACTATATACATTCGTTAAAAAGATGGGATAATATGTTTATAATAGATAATGTTTTAATCTACTTTATCTGTCCAATAATTAAAAAAGAAATAATCATTTTTAATAATTTTATAAATATCTTCTTTATATTTAATTATTAAAAATGGATCATTATCTTGATCAGTATTATATCCTTTTAAATATATTTTACTATTCTTTTTAAGAATAACATTATCCCCTAATGAGTTTTTAACCTTTAATTCATCAGACATGATTTTATAATCACCAGGTGACGGAATAAACCAGTTGTATATTATTTTATAAAAATAATTATTTAATTTAATATAATATTCCTTATCTATATAAGAAAATCTTGGATCTGTTAATAAGTCAGTATCAAATTTTGGTTTATTGATACCATTAAAGTTTCTAAAAACACCAAAAAACTCTTCATCCATAAATACATAAGATATAAAAACATCTAATTTTAAATTATTATTTATAAATATTCTTAATATTTTAATATTTTTAAAATCATCAATATCTTCTAAAAAATAATCCATTTTATTACCAATTGATCCAGAAAAATCACCTTTCATGTTGTTCATTACCCTACCCATATCAGCAACCATCTGTGATACCCTTGAATAATTATCTACATATGGACTTGAATCATCACTGTATACTGACATTGTGGGATCTGTAGCAAAACCATATCCTGGTCCTAGTGGATTACTTAGTTGACCTAGTTGCATATCAGCAAACTCTGTACTTTCTTTTATTAATCGTGACGGAAAATTTTCATCTATAAATTTGAATTTATTGTAGTTTATAACTTTCATTTGTTTTATGTATTTTTAAGTATATATAATTTTTTAAACATCAATTTTTTATATATAATTATAAATTCTTTAATATTTTATGATAAATTCAAATACTATTTTTATTAATAAGGCTAATATTATTCATAATTGTTTATACGACTATTCATTAGTTGATTATAAAAATAATAAAACAAAAATTAAAATAATATGTAAAGAACATGGTATTTTTAAACAGACTCCTAAAAATCATTTAATTGGTCAAGGTTGTCCTAATTGTAAATATAAATATATGAATATAACTAAACAAGAATTGATATTAGAACTTAATAAATTACATAATAATAAGTATGAATATATATTTGAAATTGATAAATTTAATAGTAGAACAATTTTAGATATAAAATGTAAAATACACGGTTTATTTAAACAACCACTATATGTTCATATTAAAGGTCATGGTTGTTCTAAATGCAATGGTGGTGTTAGATCAAATAAAAATGATTTCATTAAAAAATCGAATAAAATACATAATAATAAATTCGATTATTCAATGGTAAATTATATAAGAACAAATGATAAAGTAAAAATTATATGTAAAGTACATGGGGTTTTTGAACAAACACCAAATAAACATTTATTGGGCAGAGGTTGTCCATTTTGTAAAATGAGTAAAGGTGAAAATATTATTAAAAGTTATTTAGATAATAAAAATATAAATTATGATCAACAAAAAATGTTTGAAGGATGTAAATATAAACGAAAATTAAAATTTGATTTTTATTTACCATTATATAATATGTGTATTGAATATGACGGTGAACAACATTTTGAAAAATACAGATTTGAAAAAAATGACAACAAATTAAATATTAGAAAAATAAGAGATCAGATAAAAACAGATTTTTGTAAAAATAATAATATTAAATTAGTAAGATTAGATTTTAATAATATATCCAATATAGATAAAATATTAAAAGAAAATATAATAATAAAATAATGGCTAAAACAATTTCTAACAAAAAATATGAAGAATTTTGGAATAAGGATGAATTAGATATTAAAAAAGATGAATCTACTAATAAAAAAGAAGTAGACAAAGATGATATATCAAAAGAAGTTAAAAAAGAAGTTAAAAAAGAAGTTAAAAAATTAGAAAGTAAAGTAAAAGAATTATCTGAAAAGGTAATTCAACCGATTTCATCTACAGAAGAAAAGATAAATAAGAAAGAAGATAAAGTAGTCCAAAAAGAAGAAAAAACGATACAACCAAAAATAATAAAAGAAGAAAAGAAAGAAGATAAAGTAGTCCAAAAAGAAGAAAAAACGATACAACCAAAAACATCAATTAAAAAAATAGAAGATAAAGAAGAAAAAAAAACTACTATTATAGAAAAAAAAGAAGAAA